AATTATTTGTAACTTAATAGTTACTCTATATATAATTTTATTAAGTATGTAAAGGAGCAACAGATGATTACTGAAATATTAGACAAAAAATTAGCAATTCAAGATAGTTTAATTAGCTTTTTAGAAGTATCTATACAATTAAAAAAATTATCAAATAAAGTTGATGACATAATAGCAAAATTAGAAGAGGAGAAAAAAGAATGTGATAAGATAGTTTCTGATTTTGAAAAAGATATGGAAAAGGAGATGTTAGATGACCAAAAAAAAAATATTAAAGTTTGAAACAAAGAAAGAAGGTAAAGTTAATATGCTATCAAGAGCAATACCAGTAACTACAGATAAAAAGAAAACTACGTTGCTGCCGATATTGACCTTGAGCAGCTTTATTAAAAAAAAAGGAAAAAAAGATGGAGAGTAGAAAGTTTAAAAATATAGAAATAAAGTTTAGTGAAGGCAATCATCAATATTATGTTAATGACGACAATAAAAAGATTAGACCTGCATCAGTATCTAAAATAATAAAGCCTGGAAATGAATTTTCTATTGGTGCTTTTGCAGGTCGTAAAAATTATATAGAAACTATGATAGAAGAGTTGCCAAAAGATGACTTGTTTAAAGATATTCCATTAATAGATTTACAAGAAAAATTATTTGAATGTAAAAAGATGGCAGAAAATAAATGGATTGACCAAGCATTAATTGGAAGTGCAGTACACGATTGGATTGAAGGATATTTAAAAAATAATATGGCAGAGCAAGGGTATTATAAAGGACATGATGAACGAGCAAACCATATTAGAAAGTTACAATATCCTATGTATGAATATTTAAATAAAAACATAAGAGAAGTTTATGCAACCGAGCAACTTGTTTATGATAATTCTATTTTACCATATGCAGGGAAATTTGATGCTTATATAGACCATGCTGAGCATAAGGAATGTTTAGTAGATTGGAAAACAGTTACAAAAAAAAGCAATGGTAAATTATGGAGAATACAACTTTGTGGTTATATGATGGCTATATGTAATGAAAGAAACATTGACCCTTTTAATAGGTTAATTGTAGCAATAGATAAAGAAACTTATACGATTCAAGAGCATCTTTATGACGTTGATAGCTACGCAGAAGATTTGCAAATATGGAAAAACTATTTGCAGATACATTCTTTTCTTAATGAAAAGAAGTAATGGAGCAACTTATAAATAAACATGGAGGGTTAGTAGTCAACATTTTCTCTACGCAATGTAGACTGTTGCTCCAGCTATTAGCCCTCCTCCAAATAGGAGATTAAAATGCAGATAACAGTAAGTAAAATAAATCCACCTAGACCTGGCGACCCAGCAAAAGGTTGGAAACCAACAAAAAACTATCAGATATTTGACGAATCTTCGACTAAGTTTTTAGCTAGTCAAGATAAAGGTATTGGTAGTGTGCAAGTAGGAGATGTTATTGAGATACAAACTAGCCAACCTGATAGATATGGTAATGTTTATATCCAATCATTTGAGCCTAGCAATGTAACCGACATTAATCAGGATATGCAAAAAATAAAACAGACGTTTCCTGATTCTAAAGTGGTTAGTAATTACTCTACAGTACAACCTAGTGCATCAAGTAGTACTATGACACCAAAAGACTTTCTAATAGTGCTACAGAGCTGCTGTAACAGAGATAGCACACTAACTGCTGACCAAAAGTTAAAGTTTATATTAGATAATTATAAAGCAGGTATGGAAGCAACCCATAATAGGTTATCTAATGCAGAGGATAGCTTTTAATGGCTAAACGATATTCAAATAAAAAGCACGTTGAATATGTAAGCAACTTAGACTGTTGTATAGCAGAGCATTTTCAAAGATTAAGAGAAAATGGTACGTTGCCGAAGGATAGGGCAAGTTGTGGGGATTTTAATATACAAGCCCATCACTTGCTTAAACCTTATTATAGTAGCCGAGGTATGAGTTTAAGAGCAGGAGATAAAGACGTTATACCTTTATGCTTTAAACATCATACTGAGTTACATAGAAATGGTAATGAATATAATTTTTTTGAAAAAGTAGTATGTAATTCTAGGTTTGGAATTATTACTGCACAAAAATGTTGGGAAGAAAGCCCATATAACAAGGAGCAACTAAATGACAAAAATTATGACACAAAAAGATAAAGTACTAGCACATTTACAAGAAAATAAAAAAATAAACCCTATAGAAGCACTTAATTTGTACGGAACTTTTCGTATTGCTGCAATTATTCATACTTTAAGAGATGAAGGGTACAATATAGAAACTAAAATGATAAACAATGGAGTAAAAAAGAATCATTTTGCAGAATATCATTACAAAGGTGATTATAAACAAATGGATATAGAAGATGCCATTAAAAGTTCTTGATTTATTCTCAGGAATAGGTGGGTTTAGTTTAGCTTTAGAATCCACAGGGTATTTTGAGACTGTTGCTTTCTGTGAAAAAGATGAGTTTTGTAAAAAAGTTTTACAGAAGCATTGGTCTCAGTTAAAAATATATGATGATGTAAGGAGTTTACATGACACAAAAATACAAGCAGATGTCGTTACTGGAGGATTTCCCTGTCAGTCATTTAGCCAAGCAGGATTACAAAAAGGCAGAACAGATGATAGATGGCTCTGGAATGAAATGTTTGATGTTATTAAGCAAGTCAGACCAAGATGGGTTATTGGGGAAAATGTGCAAGGCATTATTAACATTGAAGAAGGCATGGTACTCAGACAGGTGCAAAATGACTTGGAAGGTGAAGGTTTCAAAGTCCAATGTTTCATTATTCCAGCTTCAGGTATCGGTGCATGGCATAACAGAAACAGAGTATGGATACTTGCCTGTAACATATCCGACACCAACAGCATCAGACATAGAAGGGGGAACAGCACCAGATGTGCAAATGAAGAATGGACATTTCTACCGAGAGAACAAGAAGGGGGAAAGATGGGGAGTAAAACTGAGAGACGCAGTAATGTATCCGACACCGACAAACAGCGAACACAAGTACAGGCTGAAGGGAAACAGTCAAGCATCAAATTGTCTGGAAGCAAAAGCAAGGAAACATGGTGGCAAACTGAATCCAAAATTTGTAGAATTCCTGATGGGGTATCCTATGGGGTGGACAGAGATAGAGCGAAAAGAATAAAGGCATTAGGTAATTCTATAGTGCCACAGATAGTTAGACAAATAGGATTAGCAATTATGGAAGCAGAAAATGATAACTAGAGAATGGTTACTAAGTAGACATCATAGTGGTAAGTATTTATGCCCAGAGTGTAGTCATTCAAGAAAGAATAAGCACGATAGATGTTTAAGTGTAACGATTAAAACAGAAGGTGTGGTGTATTATTGCCACCATTGTAACGCAAAAGGAGGAGAATTTTATGACCAAACTAACAGCAGAAGTAATACAGTTCGCAGCACAGAGGGGGATAAGCCAGAAAACTCTCGAAGATTTAAGGGTACAAGCAGGAAAAGGGTCATATGGTGATAGAAACTTAGAAAGCATTGTATTTGGTTACTATAATTTAGAAGGTAAAAGAGTAAATTATAAAGCTAGAGCCATATCAGAGAAGATATTTAAACAAGAAAAAGGTGGAGAACAAAGATTTTACAATTTAGATAATGTTTTAAATTCTAATAAGTTAAAAAACAATACTATCTTTATTGTAGAAGGAGAAATGGATGCACTAGCACTCTATGAAGGAGGTTTTGATATAGATTCTATCCTAAGTGTGCCAACAGGTGCTGTAGCATCACCTACAGAGCAACCAGAAGCATCTAGAAAGTATCAATATGTATTAGATGCACTAGACCAAGGTTTAGACCAAGCAAATTGTTTTGTATTGTTGACAGATGCAGATGAACCAGGATTAGCACTACGTCAAGACTTAGCTTCGATACTAGGTCATGGTAAATGTAAGTATTTTGATTGGGATGGTGTTAAAGATTGTAATGAAGCCTTACTTAAATGGGGTAAAGATGATTTAAAATGGACAATTAATGAAGGATTATGTGATTATCCATTAGAAGGCATTTATTCTTTAGATGATATACCACAACCTGCAAAGATTAAGTTGTTTAATCCTATGTTTGGATGGAATGATAAGGTTATGCTTGGTATGGGTATGGTATCTGTGCTTACTTCATTTCCTGGACATGGTAAGACTTCTTTTTCTACTCAGTTATGGACACAAATTGCCAAAGAATACAAAATTAATATAGGTATGTACTCTGGAGAAACTAGGGTGCGACCATATATACAACGTAACATTAGAACATTTTATAATAAAAAATTAGAATGGGAGCAATCAGATGAAGAAAAAAATGAAGCTGATAATTTTATTAGAAAACACTTTGTATTTCTTAATCATCCTAACAACAGTCCTGACTTTGACTGGTTGTGTGATAGGATACAAGATATGAAATCTAGGTACGGAATTAGTGCCTTTATACTCGACCCTTGGAATAAACTTAGCACACCTGAGTTTGGTAAAATGTCTGAAACATTATGGATAGGTAAGTGTTTAGACCATCTTACTACTTTAGCTAAACTATTAGATATACATATTATGATACAGGCACACCCTGCTAAACCAGATATGAAAATGGGTAACTCTGCACCGACTGCTTATCAGATTGCAGGTTCTGCTCATTGGTTTAATAAACCAGACCATATATTTAGTCTTTGGCGACCTAAGTTTGAGAATGAAGATGGGTCAAGATGCACAGAAAGTTTATTAACTGTTTGTAAAACTCGTTATGAAGAGTTAGGATATCCAAGAGTATTAGATATACAAATGAATTTAGATAATGGTTGCTTTGAATCATACGAAAAAGAGAAGCCAGAAAAGAAAAGTAAGATAGCAAAACATTGGAACGATTTAGATGACTAGGAGGTCAACATGGAGTTTTTAATTATGTATACAATAATCTATACCTTTATAGGTTTACAGAACTCAGGAATATTATAGTGGGTAAATTTGTTATTAACTATGTAATGGAGTTTGAAAAAAGACCTAGTAAACATGAAGTAGAAGGAAGGTTATGGAATTTATTAGCTAAAGGTTTTGTTTTAAGAACAGTAGAAGAAAACGATTATTATGTAACTAGAAAAGAAGTAAAGGAGAAAAAATAATGACAGATATAAAAGAATATGTAGAAAATTGTCTTAAAGAGGACAAATTAATTATAAAATGTGAATACATACCACATCCATATAACCGATTTAATATAAAAGTAACTAATGTAGATGAAATAATAAAATGGAGAAAAAGAAACGGAATTACACAAAAAGATATGGTAAAATCAAACATTTTAGGAATAAAATTAAGAGCATATCAAATATTAGAAGCAGATAAAAACCCTTTACCACTTATGGTAATTAAATATATAAAACAACTTGGTCATATAGGGTTAGAATTTGTTGAGGAAGATAATGCCTAAAATAGCAACATTAGATGATTACAAAGTAACTACACCTCATGGAAAATTACTTTATAATATTGGTAAAAAAAATAATTTAACCATTCAAGATTTAGCTAAAGAATTATCTTGTTCTGTAGTTTATATAAGGTCTATTTTAAAAGGAGATTTTATTTTATCTTCTGATAAATCAATGTTACTTAGAAAAAAATATGAAAGAGAGAATATATGAAATGGTTAAAAGGAAACCAATAAAAAAAGATAATACCAGTAGTCACTGGAAGAAACTTATACATTTAAAAATGTGTAGCTTTTGTGATAATGCAGCAGTTCATTATCATAAATTAAAATTT